CTACGATTTAGTGTTGTTTTAACTACATATAGTTCTTGACGGGTATTGCAGCTGTGGTAAAGTCTCACTTAAGCGATATCGCTTTTAACCACCCAGATAGAGGAGTTAACACCATGAGTACAGATATTAAAATGTTAGGTTGTTCAGCAGAGGCGCTAGAGCGTCATTTCAAATCCCAGTACAACATCAATATGTATGTAGCTGGCCTGCTGTCAGATGCCCAAGAGTTAATTGCAATGGGCCGCACAGAGCAGGCAAACCAAATCATCAATCAAGTTAAGTACTACTTCTTTGAGTTCACCAACACACGCGATGAGGTGACTGTATGAGCTACGTTACCTACTACCGCGTATCTACACAACGTCAGGGCCAGTCAGGCCTTGGCCTTGAGGCACAGCGCGCAGCTGTGCAGACATTCTTAGCAGGCAAAGAGATTATTGCCGAGTTCACAGAGGTCGAGTCTGGCCGTAAGTCGGATCGCGTACAGCTCGCAGCTGCTTTGGCCCTTGCTAAAAAGCAGAAGGCTACCCTTGTTATTGCCAAGCTAGACCGCCTGGCACGTAACGTCCACTTTATCTCAGGACTTTTGGAGTCTGGCGTACAGTTTGTGGCCGCAGATATGCCGGAGGCAGACCGCACATTCCTACAGATGGCTGCTGTGTTTGCTGAGTGGGAGGCTAAGAAGATATCAGAGCGCACTAAATCAGCCCTACAGGCCGCCAAAGCACGCGGTACTGTCTTAGGTAGCCCATGCCCAGAGAAGGGCTCTAAGGCTGGTTCTGACGCGATTGTGGCCAAGGCTGATGCCTTTGCTACTTTAGTAGCGCCCAGCCTTCAGGATGTGATTAAGCAGGTAGGCACCAACTTGCGAGATGTAGCCCAAGGGTTACGCGCTCGCGGTATCAAGACCGCCAAAGGTAATGAAGTTTGGCACCCAGCTCAAGTAGCTAAATTAATCAGGAGAGTAGCCCATGTATGAGTTTTTAATCTTCACTCTGACGGTGATGTATGCGGCAGCTCTGTTTGTGTTTTTTGCAGCTGTAATCGGTATGGCTTGTATGTACTTATCCGATACCGATATGTATAAGCGGTACAAGCGGGAGCGCCGCGAGCGCTTGGTTGAAGAATTTTTAAAGGATCTAAAGAAATGACATCCATGAACGAGCACAACAAATCTTCCAAGGACTTGTACAAGTCTGAGGATTCCCTGCTAGATAAGGTCATCGGTACTGTGGCCATGCTAGCTTTCGTTGTAATTGCATTACTTACATAAGGAGCAGCAATGAGATTATTAGATATACACCGCCCGTATATACCAGCGGCCAAGACCAACGTGCTTGATACCTTCAAGCGCATGGGCTGGGAGCCACCATCAGAGGACTTGCGCTTTCAAGCCAAGTGGGAAGTTTATCGTCATTCAGCAGCCAACAATGAAAGGAAGTCAAAATGACTACGCAATTTGAAATCATTCAATCAGAACTCAAGCGCCGGAGAGCCAAGGGCCTTACCAGCTGGGATGTAATCGAGCAGTACGGCATTACCCGCCTAGCGCACTACATCCATATGCTACGCAGTAGCGGCTGGCGTATCACCGACTTCTACGAGTGTGATCCAGATAACGTAACGCACAAGTGGAAACGCTACATCTATAAGAGCTCACCGAAAATGGCAGCCATGAAGGAGGTCAAAAAATGATTGACTACTCCCAATATTTGTTAATGATTAATCGCCTGATGCAAGAGGTACACAAGGCAGCCCAATCCAACAACTACGAGGCAGCCAGCAATCTGGCAGCAGAAGTAGCTCGGTGCGCGATTAGCCTGGCAGCAATCCTAGAATCTAGAACAGAAACAGAGGTATAAAAAATGGTAGGTAAAGTCACTCCGAACGATATGCTCTCAGCCAGCCGGATCCCTGCGGTCTGCGGCATGAGCAAATACAGATCGCCCAATGATGAGCTGCTCTCATCCATTGATTTTCTAAAAGGCATTACCCCGCCGGATATAGGTAACGAGGCTATGGCATGGGGCAACAGGCTGGAGCCAACCATTCTCATGGAGGCTGCAAACAGGCTTGGATGCAGCCAGCTAGAGATTGAGCACCCCTTCCCTTACTTTCACGATAAATGGCCTCTGTGCTGCTCTCTTGATGGCACAGCCACAGGAAATGTAAACGAAGTCTTTACAGATCCTGAGAAGGGCATCTACGTGGTCGGCAGCGAAAGTATCGTACTGAGTGGTACAGGCATCATCGAGGCCAAGCTAACCTCAATGCCAGCGGAGGACGTGCTGCCCCTGTATCGTGGCCCTATACAGTTGCAAGCACAGATGGCTATCTACAAAGCCACATGGGGCGCGATTGCTACGCTATATCAGGGTACCGAGCTGCGTATATTCTTGTTTAAACAACATCCGGCAACGCTAGAACTGATCGAAAAGACCTGCAAAGAGTTTCAAGATAAGCTAGATCGCTGGAAAAACACAGGCGAGATTGATTACTACCCGCCAATTAATCCAAAGGATGCAGCTCGTACCTTTAGCTCAGGATCAGATGGTGAGCCAGTAGTCTTAGATAATTATGTCGAGGAGTTGACCAAATTACTTTTGGAAAACAAGGCAAAAATTACAAAAGCAGAAGATGAAAACAGCAAAATACAGACCGAGATTATGGGCATAATGCAAAACCATACTCACGGTATAGCAGGGCAGTACCAAATAAGCTGGCCAGTCCGCAGCTACAAGGCCAAGCCAGCAACGATTACACCAGCAAAAGAGGCGTACTCGATACGTCAATCCACTTTAACGATTAAGGAAATGAAATGACTAACCTAGTAAAGCATCAAGGGTTTGCGCCGCAGACCATGACAGAGGCTATCGACTTCAGCAATATGCTGAGTAAAAGTACGATGGTACCCAAGGCCTACCAAAATAAACCAGAAGATGTACTGGTCGCTGTGCAATGGGGATACGAGCTCGGCCTAGCCCCGCTCCAGGCCTTGCAGAATATCGCGACCATCAACGGTAAGCCTAGCGTTTACGGTGACGCAGCGATGGCCCTAGTCCAAAACTCACCCGTCTGTGAGGATGTCAAAGAGTACTTTGAGGGCGAGGGTACGAGCAATCCAATCGCGGTATGCGTGGCCAAGCGTAAGAATCGTACCGAGGTTATCAGCAAGTACTCAGTTGAGGATGCCAAGCGAGCTGGCCTATGGAATAAGCAAGGGCCTTGGACTCAGTACCCTAAGCGTATGCTACAGATGCGAGCCCGTGGCTTTGCCTTGCGAGATGCCTTTCCTGACGTGCTGAAGGGTTTAATCACGGTTGAGGAGGCTCAGGATTACCCAGACGATACGGCAGCACCACAGGCGCCTCAGATCAAGCACGCTAACCCGCTTGATGCCATCCCATCTGTGTCAGTTTCAGAGGTAGAAGTTTTGGATATACCAGCTGCTGAGTGTGTCGAAAATACAACAGTCGAGACTGTATCCGATCAGATACAGCCGCCTGGTACTTTCAAGCTAAACATCCCCGGCAAACCATCTGAGCTGCATGATGGCATGACGGCATGGATGGATCGCTATAACGAGATGGCAGATAAGGTAGCCCGTTCGCGCCTAGCTAAAGAACTCAAGATCCAAAAGATTAGTGAGTTTAATACGTTAAATGCGGATGTTTTAAAGATGCTTAATGCTGTGCAACAAGCTGGTATGACAGCACACAAGCAAAAGCGCAAGTTAGCTATTGAAGGATCAGCCGCGGAGTAAATCGATCTCGGCCTGCCTGCGCTTAACCAAGCCAGGCAGTACCTTACCGCCACCCTTGTTCCACTTGGCTAGCTCTTCACACGCGCCAGACCAATCCTGAGCGTCCACCCTGCGCTTTAAAGTGCTTGCCCGATACCGAGCCACACCCAAGTTATAAGCGAAATCTGTAATGGCCGCTAAAGCCTTCTCATTGGTAATTAATACAGGCGATGCCTTGAGTACGCCAGCCATGTAGTTGTGCTCTAGCTCCCGCATGAGCCAATCGTTTGCCAGCTCCTTGGAGATAGGCTCATCTTGCATTGTTACCTTGATGCCGTCAGGCTTGTATACGGTGCCGTATCCAATCGTGGGATAGCCTGCTGGGCAGATGTAGGGCTTACTGGAAAAACCCTCAAAAAATCTGCACAGATCAGCAACTAAGGTTAGTGCTTTGATCTGTCCCATACCCTGCCAACAAACCAGAAGGTAAGTACCATCATCAGCAGGGCCATGTCATCCTCAGACCATGAGCTGACCAGCACCTCTTTCCATTCTGCGCCAGCATCAATGGCCATCAGGATTGAGGCTAGCTTGACAACAGAGTACAGGGCTACAAACCAGTATGTAACGAGAGGCCTTACAGCTGCGGAGATAGCAGAGATGAACCAGCCGGATGCCCTGGCTGTCTCGCCCTGCTCCTTGAGCGCCTCGGTCATTGCGTTCAACTCTTTGCCCATGAGCGCAGTCTCTTGCTCGCGCATTGAAATTTCACCCTTGATTTGGGCGAACTCCATCTCTTTGCCTAGCATCTTGAGCTCATGCTCTCGCTCGTTTTTAGCGTCCCACAACTTCATTACCTCTGGGACTATGCGGAATACACCACCAAATAGAGAGCCTAGTAGGGTTTCAATCATTACTTTTTACCTATCGTTGTTTCGTTGCCGCCCTTGCGAACAGTTACCTTATCGCCTTCAACCTGTACCGACATTGGATCGCGGTCGGCCATCGTCTCTACCTTGTCGATGAGCTGCTTCATAATCTCGAACTCTGGTTTCTCTTGCTTTGGATTAGCTCCGGCTACGCCATTGAGCATAGAGATTAGAGCTGTTAGGGACGCGCCAAGCAGGCCCATCACAGCAGCCATCTTGTTCTCCTCTAGCACGATAGAGGCGCCTACGCCCATTGCTACGATGAGGGTAATGTAGATCAGGCCATGCTTACCAATCGCTTTGCCTGCTACTTCTTTTGCAGACTCAATATAAGTTTCTTTATTTTCCATATTACCCAACCTTAATTTGACCGATGCCAGCCAAGTACGTTACTAAACCAATAGCTCCAACCCCTACCACCCAAAAGAATTTGGTAACAATGGATTTGCCTACCGAGGTGTAAACCTTTTCAATCACTCTCTCGGTTACTTTTTCCACAATATCCTCTAGCTCTTTGTCGGTAAGGTTAGACATGATTAGACTTTCTTTCTCGCTGTGGCTACTTTCTTAGACGCTGGTTTCTTAGCCGCTACTTTGCGGGCTGGTCGTTTCTTAGGAGCTGCTGGCTTTGCCTCTTGCTTATCCAACTCAACCCAAAGCGCATCCACATCTACCTTATAAAATTTATGGTAATTAAACTTATTTAGTATCCAATCGATTACAAACATTATTTAACCTCAATCTGTTTAAGTTCATCTAGCGTAGTTGCCTCATCAGCCAGCGCAGTAATATCACGCAGTCTTTGCTTCTCTGCAACTATTGGTTGTTTTTTGCTCTTTAACTACTCCAAACTGCGGCGGGTTTTACAGGAAAATCAATATTCCCATCAACGGGATGTACGGTAATTTGCCTTAACGCTGAACGGTATGCAAAAAATTCTGATTGATTTGTTAAATACGGATTTGACAATGCGGGGTCAGCAACATCGGCAATAGTTGTCCAATCGGTTTCGTATAACAATTGACTTGCTTTTTGTTTGTTATTTTCAGCAGTTGCAACATAAGGCACATACGCCCCTACTTCGCCATAAACTCCAGCTTTGCAATCATCAAAAATTTGCTTGCTTGAGAGGTTAGAAGTGTCGTTTGGATTTGCTGTAAACGGAACAAACTCTTCAATCAAATCGTCAAAATCAACATCACAATTGATTAATGTTTGTTCCGCATTTGCCCACACTGGATTCTTAACGGATGTATAGTTCATATTATTCCTTAACTAATTCTTACAAATATTCTTCTTGCGGTACTGTCGGTTGCTTGTGCGCCCATCATTCTCCAAGTTCCTGAAAGCCCTGCGCTTACTTGGTCAGAAGCACTATTGAACCATTGAAGATTACTGCCAGCAGTAGTACCGCCAAGGTCTAAAGTACCACCGCCTGCCGCCGCATAAAAATAACTTCCAATAACTCCATACCCTGTATTAGTAATAGCTCCTGATTGCCCGTTTAGGGATGTAACACCACTTGACGGTGGTGCGGCTGAAGTCCACGTTGTTCCGTTAGAAGTTAAAACATTGCCGTTTGTGCTTGGGGCTACGACTTGTAATGCGCTTGTTCCGTTACCTAGCAAGACATTTCCAGCGGATAAACTGGTTGCTCCTGTGCCACCTTGACCAATAGATAAAGCTGTAGTCAACCCAGACAAAGATGTTATATCTGAGTTAGATCCTTTCAATGCAAACGGAGCAGCTGCCGCAGTTGATGCGCCCGTGCCGCCATCAGCAATGGCTAAGTCTGTAATCCCAGTAATCGTGCCGCCAGTAATTCCTACATTGTTACTGTTTTGGTCTGCCATAGTTCCTGGGGACACGCTTGTCCCATCCACCGCTACTGGATTTCCGTCCCCATTAAAGCCTAAATATTTATTTGCTCTACTTGCTTTTGCTGGCAATGTCATTGCAATATCAGTAGGGTCTGTTACTGGGGCCTTGAGGCCACGTTCTGCGGTCTCGGCTACCTGCTGAATAAAGATGGTCTGGTTATCCAACTCATCGTTTAATGTATTCGCGAATAGGTCGCCGCCTGTAGTAAAGTCTGTGGTGCGCTGAATATTCTTAGCGCCGACAATTGTAATGTTGTCCGCACCAGCTGTGGCCACCAGGGTAACGGAGCCTGTGCCGTTAGCGTTAATCGTTACGGTATAGTCAGTAGTCAGGGTTAGTAAAGTACTAGCCTTGTATACTGCGATATCGGTTTGGCTTAGAATCTCAAACGTAAACGCATAAGGGCCTACGCCTGATGCGGCATAGACCACTCTGCGGGGTACATTGGATATCGCGTAATCTGCCATAATCTTTCCTTAACTTAGTCTGAATCTATCTGATTTTGCTAAAAAAATCTAGCGTTTAAATTTACCAAAGTCCCGCTTAAACTCATCGTTCTCCCGCATTGCATCAAATAAGTCGGGATCTTCAGCAATAAGCATCTGTTTCGCATTAGAGTAGGCATCCGATATCACCTTGGATATGATGGCCTGAGCCTTACCTAAGTCTTGTGAGGCTAGGTTTTGTATTGCATCCGACTCACCTAGATAAGCGATCTGATCTGCCAAAGCCCCATCCTGTGTAGCCAGCTCAATCCAGCGGTTGTACTGGGTAGCCGATAGCTGGATGCCATCCATAGACTTCTTAGGGATATACATTGGTACGCCATAAGCTACAAGCACAGCCTTAGCTTGGTTGTACTTGCCGCTTGACTCTTTAAACGGGTTAAACATCTCGTACAGTTTGCCCTTGCCTACCATCTCAACTTCACCCGTAATCGGATCTAAAGCCCGTGGGAGGCTGTCAGAGGTCAATGGATTGCGTGACTTATAGTACTGAACCGCGTCATAGAACCCGCGTACTGCTGGCTCAATCATGCCTGTCTTAGTACTCATTTCAGAGGGCATTGTATTTGATTTAGTAGGATCCACAATACGCTCAATACCAGCCACGAATGAGGCGTGTACCCCAAGAGGAGAGCCGCCAATAGCAAACTGAGATACCTGCTTACTGGCTGCATAAATAATATCGTAAGCCTTGGTTGGCGCGTCTGGCGCATCAGAGGTAATTGCCTTCTGCATTTCACTAATACCCTGTAGCATTGGCTGCTCAGATAGGTACTGATAAAGGGCTAACGAACCACCCAGCATTAACTTGTCTAAGTCCTCACCGCCTGGAGTCATTTGGGCATACTCGCCGGATGTAGCGCCAATAGCCAACAATGTTCCAAGTGGCTCCAATCCAGCGTAGGAGACATACACCTTATCTGGGCCGCGGGATACCGTAGTCAGTTTTTCAAATTTAGCTAACAGCTCAGGATCTACATCTTTAGTGTTAAACACAAGGGAGAACTGCTGCCAGCCCGTACCCTCTAGCGCTTTCTTATCTTGCATACGCATAGGGCCGTAGCCTGTAAGCCGCCCCTCAAATACCCCTGCGCTAACAGAATAAATAAGCGCAGATCCTAAAGTAGCTCTAGCTATTGCCTGATCCCTGCGGATCCCGCCTGCATTAAAGTCACCCCAAAACCGTGGACTAGCAGCAAACGCCGGGGTTCTAGCTATAGCCTCAAGTGCAATATTCGTAGGCGTTTTAATAAACGGTACAAACATCTTAATTAAAGGGTTCTGAGCTGCGCGTTGGATGCCCTGCAATTTTTGCTCTAGCTCACGGGTAAATGTAACGGTACGCGATACGCCCATAGCAGCGTCTTGGATGTCAGGCGTTGGGTTTACTAACAGATCAGCCATAAAATCAGCAGACTGACGAGCTGCGTTATCAGGATCTACGCCGCTACCAACCAGCGCCTTGTACATTTTTTCTGCTTCGCGAGTAGCCAAAGCATTGAGCTCCATGCGGTAGCCGATAGCTTTAAAGAACTCGTCCTCGGCCATTAGAGCGCGGCCTGATAAAGTAACAATCTTTCCGTAATAGCTCAATGCGCCACTAATCGCTTTGCCCGTATCAGAGTCGCCAAAGTCCATCTCAAATGGCTCACGGTTTAAGCGTGTTGCCTCAATCTTTTGGAATGGGTCTGTAGGAGTATTAAATTTTGCTGCGCGTACTGCAATCTCACCACCCTCGCGGATACCCTGTAAAAAGCCTACGGCCTGAGCATATAGTTCATCTGTAGAAATGGCCTCCTCGCCACCCTTAAACATAAAGTTACGGGTTTTCCCTATAGCTGATGCAACGGCGCGCTCAGGGATCTGCAAGCCACCAAAGAATAAGTTACCAGCGATATTCTTAGCGTGGGTAGTTGGATTGGATAGCAGGCCATTAATCCATGTGCTCATTGCCATATCCGTTAATCGATTGAACGAGCCGCGCAATGTATTCGCGTAGCCGTTCTCAGCCATGTTGGCGCGAGCAGAGCTGCTTGCTAAAGCTGTGTACTTGTTAGCAAAATCGTGAACTGAGTTGATGCCGCCAGTCTCATTCATAATTGCTTCAAGCATTTCACCGCGCTGGGCGCTAGATTGGCGAGCCTGGGAGAAGATACCAAGGGTACGGGCAATATCAGCCTGACGCCCTTTTACTGCCTTGACTAAAGCGCCCTCTAAAGCCACGGCCTGCATAAATTCAGACGTTAGTTCTGGGGCTAGTTGGCCAGCCTTCTTAGCTGCCTTAACCCGCTCACCCAAATCAAATGCCCTCTTGCCTGCGTCAACGAGCGCTAGCTGCATTTTGTACGCGTCTTGAGGGCTAGCCTTGGTTGCCTCTAATGGATCGATTATACGAGCTATAAAGCCCTCATCGTAGCCTTCAGTAGATAGCTGCTCTGCCATCTGCTTGTAACTAATCTTTTCAATTTTATCTGCGCCGTATGCCCTAGCTGTGGCCTCAATAAACTGCTTGACCCCATCAGCATCTTGGATCATGTCTAGGTTAAACGCTGTCTCAGGTACGCCTGCTGCTACCTCAGCAGAAGTAGGTGAGGGTTTACCCGTAGTAGGCATCTGTGGTGCAGTCTCAACAATTACCTCGCCCTTAGCGCCCGTCTCGCGGATAACCTGCGACTGTCCTACCTTGCCTTGCTCTACGCCCGGTGGAAGTATAGGGCGCTCTGTGCGTACTGGAGCCTCTTTGACTGCTTTGCGCAATAGGCCGCCTACCCCAGCTACCTGTGTTGGCTCAAACTCTTGGCCAGCATCGGTCAGCGGGATGAGCTCTTGCATCTGAGTCTCAAGCGGGACTACCTGCTCTGACTCTTTGTCCGCAGAGGATAGGTCGTCCAGGCGTTCGGTAAGGGATGGAATAGACATTATCCAATTCCCTTATTCATTGCGGCAAAATCAGCCACATTGATTGGCGCGCCTTGGGTAGCTCTATCTTCCCCAGCCTCCCACCAGTCCGCGAACTCCAAGCCATCTTCCATAAACTCTTGTGCGCGCGGGAATTGCTGAAGGAAATCTTCTTCTGTTAATGTGACATTGCTAATCATTTAGCTGCCCTTTCTGTAATTTGCTCGCCAGTATCCATAGTAGATGGGGTGGTCTGGCCCTCTGTTTTGAGCATGATAACCTCTTTCTTTTGGCGCGGGATATTTACTTGTGTGCCGAGCTTAGGATCGTACTGTACAAAGAAACCTTTGGAATCCTGTGCAGCCAAAGACTCCTTGCGGGTCATAGCCTTATTCTTGAGGCCAACAATTACACCGTCAAAGCCTGCTGGCTGCGCGTCCATTGGTCTAAAGTCGTAGGCGTCACCGTCAATTACTTTATAGGTTTTGCCTGTAGCCTCATCAAGTACAGACTCAGGCAGAGCCTTCTTGCTGCTAAATGCCATAGCTACGTTTTGACCATCGTCAAGCCATTGGCGCATTTGAGCCCAGTTGGTGTGTGGATTGTCAACGTCTACTGTCAAACCATTTTGACCAGCCTTCTGCGATAGGCCTGTAGAGCTGTAGGTATAATGATGATTTGGCGCGACTGGGCGATACTTCATCTTCGTGTAATCGTAGAAGAGCACGTCTGGGTTTGCCTCAATAATTGACTTATGTACTTTAGGATCAATGTCAGAAAGTACATTAAGTCGAATAGCTAAAGCATTGCCATTCTTTTCTGCTGCTTTTTTCAATGAAAAGATTTCTTCATTGAGCTTGATTGCAAAAGCCTCTGGTTCGCGGAACATAGCTTGCGTCATTCTAAAGCTGCGTAAGCGGGTACCCTTCATAGCGTCTAGGTCTGCACCGCCACCGTAAGCAAAGTAACCGCCGGATGTTTTTCCAAGGCATTCCTGAGCGCAACTTGCAGAGTTCGGGCAAGTGCTAAATTTGTTTGCCTTAAATGCTGGGGAAATAGCCAGTCCAGCGCTTTCAATATTACGGCCATCTGGCAGTTCGATTGGAACGCCACCCTCAATACCTGTTTCGGTCTTGAGTAGTTTCCCATTAGTCGTAAGCAGCCGCTTAGTTTTGCCATCAGCTCCGACACCAAGGATTGGAGCCAGGCGCTGGTTAGCTTGAATAGCAAGATTCCTGATGGTTTCTGGAGCAGCAGTTTTAACATAGCTTATTGCATCATTAAATGCTTTCTCAAAGCGCTGTGTTGATGGCTCAAATGGGAATGGCTTTGCAACCAAATCCTTAAACGCTTGGTCGGAATAGATCTGTCCTTTTGGTACGTTTGCGGATACGTATTCCTTTAGTTCTTTCTGCTGCTTACCGGTTAACTTTGTGCCTGTCTGCTGTTCAAACGCTTGAATCATTTTGGTGGGCGACATATTTGACGCAACGCCATCTGAAACAATTTTCTGCGCTATGGGTAAGCTCTGCGGGCTAAGACCAGTAAATGATATAGGCTTAATTGCAAGCGGCGCGCCAGTTGGAATTTCTCCAATTGCTTTAATGCTCATGCCAACAGGCAGATCCTTCGTAGCCTGTATTGCTTTCTTGGCTCCAGCAACCAAAGGCCTGCCCAGTCCAAGTGTAGCTACATCAATTGCAGCTGTGCCTACATCTTCATTCAACATAGCTGGGCTACCAGATGTGCCAAAGTAACGCTGGCCGTCTGGGCCAATAGCGCTGCCTACTACTGGCTGGCCGCGCAATGGCTGACCTGTACCAGCTGCAATCAGAGCTGCTGGCGTACCAGTTAATTTACCTTCATCCTTTGATCCAACAAAGGGTAGGAAGTCGCGTATTTTGAGATTACCAATAATAGGAACTTCTCTGCCAAGCAAAGTATTTAATGTGCCAGGCGCGCTTTGGTCAATCAAATCGCCGAGCTCGCTCAACTTAATGCCGGATGTTTCTAGCGCTTTCTCAAACGCAGTCTGTGGAATGCCAGTAATCGTACCCATCTCTGGCTGCCTTGGTGCCGCCTCTGGCTTAGGAGCTGTTTCAG